GCATAAACTGACACGTACCAACCCACCGAAGATTTCTGGTACATCGTGATGTTCACCCGTTAAGGTTTGCGTTTCCGCTGTGTCAAAGACGGCCATCACACCGTCAGGACTCAACTGTTGGCTCACTCGCCATTGGCAGGGTGTTGGATTACATGTTTCCTTGCACCGTCCATATGCACCACTCCAACTGTAGTACATAGCGCAAGGCTGCACCCACCCAATGGGTTGTGACTTAGGACAACCAACAGTTAGACCAAGCCAGTGAATACGATGTCGAAGTCTATCGTCATTATACCCACACCATCCGTAGCCAACCCCATGTTTTTACTAAAAGTTTGTAGGACACCACAGGCACTATCATCCAAATCAGCCTCAACAGTGACTGACTTCCAGTCATTGTAATAAGCTGAAGGGGAAAAGGTCATGGTTTTACCTTGTATTTGATTACCACTAATAGAATGCACTCCTTGCGTTGCATCAGCAATCGTAGTGGGAGCAGCTGCGCCCTGCGTGCGCGGCTCATATGCGGCAGCCCAAAAGGCGCCAATAGTGGTAGGAAGTGTTGGGTCATAACGCACAACAAGGCGCGTGACCATATACTTGGTAAAAGATGCACTAAGATTGACCAAGTTCGGAACAAAGTTGGTCAAAGTGATGCCAGGTCCCGTTGGCGACACCTGGATCAAACCATTATTGGTGCCGGAAGAAGTATTGGAAACCTGGATAGCGCCGTGGAGCCTAAACTTGGTTGTATCACCAAAGTTACGGCTGTAGAGGGAGAGGGATGTTTGTCGATTAGACCGTCGACGACGTGATTGTTTTCGGATTCTAGTTTTATTCATATTGGACAATATTACACCCGGCTTCAGTTAGATCAAGGGTGTCACGGTTTATGACGTGGCACGGTAGATCAAGACTGATTTGTATGGTCTTGTAGTGAGCTTCCATTGCGATCTGGAAATCAGGCAACACTCCAAAAGCGTAGTAGTATGAAGCGCGCACTTGTGGGGTTATGCACCCTAGTGTGACGCCGCGAGAATTACTCAGCTGACTACGATTACGGAAAATCTCTTCTTGAAACTTTGAAGAGTAGTTGGAGCCATGCTTGCAAAATGATTTGTAGAGTGCTGACTGGCATGGTATATCACCAGC